TAATTTATCAGTTCTAGTATCCATATCAAAGTAATATGTTAACATACCACCAACTGGTACCCACTCTTCATTAATATATTTATCCAAACCAAACTCAACAGTAAAACTATTTGAAGATTCTGAAGTGTTTATAACTTTTGAAGGTCTATACGCTTGTCCATCATGTACAAATGTTATGTATTCTAAATCAGTACCTTCAGCTTCAGATACATACTCTTCACCTAAACTAGGTTTAGTATATTCTTTACCAAACTCATCTTTAAATTTAGAATTTCTACTAAATCTTTGATTAAATGCTGTAAGTATAACTTCCAAATTATGGTTAGATATAGCCTTGTCAGCTACTTTAACACCAATATAAGGTGCAACAATTTCAGATATTTGTGAGATAATACTATCTAACAATTGTGGGTTGGATTCTAAATCCATTTCATTATTTTCATTAACTGGTCTGTGCATATGGTCAACACCAATTGGTTTACCATCAACACCATGAAATGATTCACTTACAACACCTTTAGATTGTAAATATCTTTGTTCAGCTAATAAATTAACTTTTAAAAAATTTTTCTTTTTGTCTGATTTTCTCATCTTAATTTTTATTATAAATACTTGTAAAAAACAAAAAAACCTAGAATATTCTAGGTTTCTTGTTAGTATTTTAGTTTTATTCAATATCTAATTCTCTTTTTAATTCTTCAATAACATATTCTAGTTTAGTGTTTATATTGGATTCCCAAAATCTTAATAGTTTAAACCCATTATCTAACGCTAATAAATTTTTTCTATAATCATTAGCAACAGTTTTAAATTGAATAGGATATTTTGGTATTCTATGTTTAGAATTTGGATTACAATGGTGGAAATCTCCATCAACCTCAATCAATATATTTTTATTAAATATTATAAAATCAAAAATTGCTGAACTTAATTGATGTTGGTATTTATAATCTATATCTGTTTTTAAACCTAAACTAATTAAGATTTCCTCAAACCTTGACTCTAATTTGGTTTTTGGGTTTTTATAATTATTTTTGATTAATCTTTCTATTAATCTATGTGACTGTTTTTCTCGTTCTTCTGGATTTAACCATCTTAACTCAGCTGCTTTCTGTATCTTTATTTTATGCTCTTCAGATTTTGGTATATTTTTTAGTTTTTTAGATATATTTTTACCACGATTAGGGTTAACCATAACCTTATTTATGTTATCTTTAACACGCTCATCATCGATAGTCAAACCTTTATTCCATATTTTAAGTCTACCATCAGCATACATCTTCTTTTGTGTATCATGTGATTTTTTCAAAATATCTGGATTATGACCCCAATTATTATTAACTCTAGAAGCATGACCTCTTATGTATTCTCTATAACCGACATCAATACCCATATATTTAGGTTTCTCACCACAACCACATTTACATGTTGGTTCAACACCACCCAAAACATAATCAATATATGTTTGTTCTGCACTTACATTATGTTTTTGAACTCTATGTCTTCTCAATGAATCCAATGTTTTAAATTCTAAACCACATTCTTTACAAACTACCATAAAATAAAAATTTCTTTAATATACTCGTTATTTTAACAAATATACTAAAGAAATCTTTACAAGTCAAGCTTTTGATAAAGCTATTTTTATTAAATATTGTAAGTATCTGATTATCAGATAAACATCAAAACAATAAGATAGCTCTATCGAAACGTAATGTTGCAGTAATCTCAGCAATACCATCATCATCCATTGATAAGTCACCGAATCCAACGTTTGTTAACATTGTTCCATCTAATAACCATTTCTCGATAACAACACCAGTTGGGTCAAGTAATTCTAATTCAACTGGACGTTTGTAACCAGCTGCGTAACCTTGACGACCAGTAATAGATTCAGAGTGTAAACGAACCCACTCCATAATTGCTTGTGCAGCAGATGGACCAATCGGGTCACGGAAAACAACATCGATTGATTCCCATGTAAATCTACCGATTACCCATGTAGATGTGTTAAGGAATGGAATCTCAACTTCATTTTGTGTGATTGAAGGTCTTGAAGCAGAAGATAACCACCATTGTTGGATACCTAAATCTGCTGGGAACGTAATTAACCAACGATTCTTTTTCTTAGGCTCGTAAGGTAGGGGCATTTTCATCAATAAATCAGCCATATTCTTTTGTTTTTAGTTTTTGTTCTTATTTAATTATAAATATTATAAGAATTATTTTTTTCATTAAAAAAGTTATATTCTTTATTATAAATATGAAGAAATTAAAAATAAGTTTGATTTTATTTATTTTTTTCGTATATTTGTATTTAAAAACTTTTTTTATGGGAAAATTAAATATTACACAAGATAAACTTTTAAGTGGATATAATGAATCATTAGATTATTTACTTGATGAATGTGATTGGATTACCCACATAACTGGTGAAATGGTTTGTGGTATTATTGTTGGATTAATCATAGAAAAGCAAATAAACGTATCAATTACTAGTGAAGAATTATATAAATTATACGATAAACATGTTGAAGGGTTAAATTTAGCCGATGGTGAATGGCAAGAAAAATACGGTATCCCAGAAATAATTGAGATAATGCATACTATTTTAGAAAGTATTGCTGAATAAATTATTTGTCTTTCAACATTTTATTTACCAAATTAAAACTATCAATACTATAATCCAATTTATTTCCTTTGGAATATTTGTTAAAGTTTTTTGCTATTGTATCTGCTTTATATAATACTTTTGAATCCATAAACCCTTTCGATTTCAAGTCATCCATCAATTCTTGTCTTTTGGTTTCACTTTCCAATGAATCTTTTATTGATTTCATAACATCAGAATCTGTTAACGCTTTATCAGCAATTGTTGTATTGAATCCTTTTACATCTAGACCCATTAGTTTAGCAACACCTAACAATACTTCGTTAGAATGATTTAAACCTTTTTGTTCGGCTTCCATTAATATCCTAGACTTTTGCTCATGCAAAATAATTCTATTATATTGTTCGTTTGTTATCTTTAATCGTTTCATACCTATAAATATCTATAAAAACAAAAAAGCCCTCGTGTGAGGGCTTTTAAGTTTAAATTTAGTTATGTTTAGATGTTGTCGAAAGACGCACCAGTATTCATAATTACGAACTCTAATTGGATGAACTCTAATGCTCTTGTTGGTTTCAAGAAGATTTGTCCAGTTAATTCGTTTCTGTCGATTTCTTCTGGGTCGCTTGATAAAACAACACGGAAGTCAGTTAAACCTCTTTGAGCTCTAATGTTATCCAAGATTGGGTTAACAAGTGCTAAGAATTGGTTTCTTACTACGTTATCATTTTGTTCAAATAACAATCTGATAGCAACAGCAGAAATTAATTTTCTTGCTTGTAATAACAATCTTCTTACGTTGATTCTGTTAAGAGCAGTATCTTTAACTTGAAGAGTTTTGTTACCCCAAATTTTAATACCGTCAGTTGTGAAAGTAGCGATTGGGTTGATTCTGTTTTCGTATAATACATCTCTTTCAGAAAGAGTAAGTTTTTTACGTGCTTGAATCGCATCAACATCACCTCTTTGGATACCAGCAACTGCAAACCATGGGAAAGCAATGTTATCTGTTAACGCAATGTTTCTTACTACGTCACGTGTAGGTGGCATAAAGATGTATACGTTATTTTCAGTATCATTTACTTGAATCCAAGGCCAGTAAGTACATGAGTAGTTACTATCGTACATACCATCTAAATAAGATGTAATGTCATCAACAGTCATAACATCACCACCACCATCAGTATCTGGAGTTGTCATGATGTATAATGAATCCGCTCTATCTTGCTCAACCATATCGATTGTAGCTTCAATTAAGTTTGTATTATCAACGTTGTCAATACCTGGAGTTGCGAATACGTTAATATTAACAGCCTCTGGGTTTTTGAAAGTCCAAATCGCTTCTAAGTATGCATAGTAATCAGAGTTAATACCTCTATCACCGTTTGAAAGTGTTCTGTTAGCAAAAGCACCAGATGTTAAACCTTTAGCACCTAAAGCACCATTGATTAAGAAACTATCTAAGTTACTTCTTCTTGTTCTGTAGATATCCCATCCATCAAATCCACCGTAAGGTGCAAATGTGAATTTACGAGCATAGATTTTTTCGTAATCTGTATTCATAACACCAGCTTCAGTTCTAAATGGAGCATTACCAGTGTCGAATAAGAATACTGGAGAATAAGTACCACCAGAAGAGTTGATTGTAACTGTTACATTATCAATTGTAGCACCAGTAGCAGCAACGTCCATGTGGAAACCATCAGTTAAACCAGTCCACATATTTGGAGTTGTAGTTTGAGGTACACCTTTGTAATCAAAGAAGTCTGAATCAATACCTACAGTTTCAGATAAACCTAAATAGAATTTACGTTTATTCTCGAAAGCACCATATGTTTGTTTATAAGTTAAATTTGGAGTTTTAACAGTTGTGTTACTGTTTTCTTGGTAATCTCTAATTGGGAAACCAATGAAACCAGCTGGGAATGCTTCAGATGTATCTGAACTATCATCCATTTCAATCAATACATATTTTGATTTAGAAGGATAGATACCATCCAAAGTACCAATTCTTCTAGCAATGTAGTTGTTAGATGTTGGGTCCAAAACACATTTAGAGAATGACTCCAATACAGTTGGTTGAGCATCAGAATCATAGTAAGCTCTAATTACAACGTCAAATTCTTTTGTATCCAATTTAATGTTTCTAATAGAAATTTTGAATTGCTCGTTAGCAGCATTACCATCTGAAATAGTCCAGAATCTGAATAATCTTAATACTTTAGTACCACGTAACTCAGATACAATGTATGGAGTAACCGCTGGTTGGTATTCTTTAAGATAATCAGAGTATTCATTTGCATAGTTAACAACTACTTGTTTTACACCTCTAACTTTATTGTCATTGTTAAATGCTTCAAACATATTGTTGAAGTATTCTTCAGCGAAGATAGCTGTGTTACCATCAGCAACTGTTCTACCTAAAGCTCTTGGTAAGTAATTTTGTTTAGTTTTATCTAAAGACATTTGGTAATTGAAAGCACCTTGTGTTGTTGAAGTACCAGTCAATGCAAATGTAGCTAATGGGTCAGTAGTTGAATCAGTGAAATTTGAATCAAAACCAACACCAGTTGTACCAGTAACTTCAAATGCTGGGAATTGTGTATCTAAGTCAATACCACCTCTAGAACGTAATAACGCAACAAGAGTGTTTTCAACGTCTGAATAACCAGTACCAGTGTAATAAGTTGTAATACCAGATGTAGAACCAGTAATAAGTGCACCAGCATTTGCAGTACCTTTAGCAGTCACATATAATGTTGTAGAAACACCACTAAATGTTGTACCAGTTTTTTTGTATGTTGCTGGAATAGAAATAGTACCACCAGTAGCAGTAGCTGAAATAGCAGCTAAATTAGTGTCTAATGAACCATCATTTATAAGTTGTTGGATAAGTGGGTCAGCACTTACTAAAGTTACAACTGTATTTGCAGATGTAGCTGTATAACGAACCAATACTGGGTAAGTAGTTACTGTACCAGTTGTTACTGTTGCTTCATCTAAAGCAGCATCTAATGTAATACCCCAAGCTTTACCAGCATCATAACCAGAAAAACCTAATACTCTTGTTACGAATAATTGGTTAGATTGTGTTAAATATGATTTAGCAACATAAGGTAGCTCATAT